ATGCTGGAACAAATGGGCATTGCCGCGAAGCAAGCCTCGTATAAATTAGCGCAACTCTCCAGCCGCGAAAAAAATCGCGTGCTGGAAAAAATCGCCGATGAACTGGAAGCACAAAGCGAAATCATCCTCAACGCTAACGCCCAGGATGTTGCTGACGCGCGAGCCAATGGCCTTAGCGAAGCGATGCTTGACCGTCTGGCACTGACGCCCGCACGGCTGAAAGGCATTGCCGACGATGTACGTCAGGTGTGCAACCTCGCCGATCCGGTGGGGCAGGTAATCGATGGCGGCGTACTGGACAGCGGCCTGCGTCTTGAGCGTCGTCGCGTACCGCTGGGGGTTATTGGCGTGATTTATGAAGCGCGCCCGAACGTGACGGTTGATGTCGCTTCGCTGTGCCTGAAAACCGGTAATGCGGTGATCCTGCGCGGTGGCAAAGAAACGTGTCGCACTAACGCTGCAACGGTGGCGGTGATTCAGGACGCCCTGAAACCCTGCGGCTTACCGGCGGGTGCCGTGCAGGCGATTGATAATCCTGACCGTGCGCTGGTCAGTGAAATGCTGCGTATGGATAAATACATCGACATGCTGATCCCGCGTGGTGGCGCTGGTTTGCATAAACTGTGCCGTGAACAGTCGACAATCCCGGTGATCACAGGTGGTATAGGCGTATGCCATATTTACGTTGATGAAAGTGTAGAGATCGCTGAAGCATTAAAAGTGATCGTCAACGCGAAAACTCAGCGTCCGAGCACATGTAATACGGTTGAAACGTTGCTGGTGAATAAAAACATCGCCGATAGCTTCCTGCCCGCATTAAGCAAACAAATGGCGGAAAGCGGCGTGACATTACACGCAGATGCAGCTGCACTGGCGCAGTTGCAGGCAGGCCCTGCGAAGGTGGTTGCTGTTAAAGCCGAAGAGTATGACGATGAGTTTCTGTCATTAGATTTGAACGTCAAAATCGTCAGCGATCTTGACGATGCCATCGCCCATATTCGTGAACACGGCACACAACACTCCGATGCGATCCTGACCCGCGATATGCGCAACGCCCAGCGTTTTGTTAACGAAGTGGATTCGTCCGCTGTTTACGTTAACGCCTCTACGCGTTTTACCGACGGCGGCCAGTTTGGTCTGGGTGCGGAAGTGGCGGTAAGCACACAAAAACTCCACGCGCGTGGCCCAATGGGGCTGGAAGCACTGACCACTTACAAGTGGATCGGCATTGGTGATTACACCATTCGTGCGTAAATAAAACCGGGTGATGCAAAAGTAGCCATTTGATTCACAAGGCCATTGACGCATCGCCCGGTTAGTTTTAACCTTGTCCACCGTGATTCACGTTCGTGAACATGTCCTTTCAGGGCCGATATAGCTCAGTTGGTAGAGCAGCGCATTCGTAATGCGAAGGTCGTAGGTTCGACTCCTATTATCGGCACCATTTAAATCAATAAGTTACACATCATTAGTACCTTCCTTATTTTTTGACTGGGACAAATTTGGGACCGATGGGTTCAGGATCGAGTCTATTTGCCGTGCGTGTTCGGTAAGGTGATTAGGTGCAAGGTGAGCATATCGACGAACCATTTCGATAGACTCCCAGCCTCCCATTTCCTGTAACACTGACAACGGGACTCCGGCTTGAACCAGCCAACTTGCCCAGGTGTGTCTCAAGTCGTGAAATCTGAAATCATCAATACCAGCCCGTCTCAGCGCCGCTTTCCAGGCTGTGTTTGCGTCATACCGCATCTTCCTTACTGTTGGCGCTTTCGTTCCGTCTGGTTTGGTACAGCTTTCCTTGTACACAAATACCCAACGGTGATGATTCCCGATTTGTTTTTTCAATACGCGACATGCAGTATCATTCAGCGCAACGCCAATTGCGCGGTTTGATTTACTCTCTTCCGGGTTTATCCATGCCACCCGGCGCTGCATATCTATTTGTTGCCATTCAAGGTTGATGATGTTCGAGCGTCTTAAGCCTGTTGCCAGTGCAAATTCAACAACAGACTTTAATGGCTCCGGACATTCATCAATCAGCCTTTGTGCTTCATGGGGCTCCAGCCAGCGGATCCGTTTATTCTTTGGTTGAGGCACTTTAATAATTGGTGCCTTATCCAGCATTTTCCATTCACGCTCTGCGGCTCTTAGTAGGGCCTTTATAAATGAAAGATGCGTAGCCTTCGTTGCAACGGACGCTGGTTTTGGCGTGTATTCTGGAACAGGTTTCCCTTTTTTTCTGCATGCTTCTGCCCTGAGTTTCCAGTTTTCCTCATGACGCCGGTTCGTCATTTTCTGCATTGCTGAATAAATTTTTGATTCAGTGATGTCTCTTAGTTGCATCCCTGCGAAATGTTGAAGCCAGAATCCGATCCGGCTTTTGTCATCGTCCAGTGATTTCTTATGTGCTTTCTCTTCGAGCCACCTGACACACGCTTCCTCAAACGTCATATCAGGTATTTCACCAAGTTTGCTGACCCGCCATGCTTCAGCCTTTAGCTTGTCATGGAGCTCTGTCGCCTGCCTTTTGTCCTTTGTTCCAAGAGACTGTTTAAATCTTTTACCGTTCGGCAATGTGAAACTGGCGTACCATATTTCACTTCTGCGGAAGAGTGACATTTTCTTTCCTCTGTTATGCCATCACCCGCGCTCACCTGGACAGTATGCAGCGGAGACTGAAGCGCCGCAATGCAGGCTTGCCGTGTTGTGAGGTAAGGAGATTTTGGCTTGGTTGGATCTTTACGTGTTGCCTGTAGGCGGCCTGTTCGTATCCAGTTGGTGGCGGTTGGTCTGGATATCTTAAGAAACTGACAGGCCTCATCGAGTGTGAGGCTGTATGATTCCATGGTTACCTCTGCTTTTTGAACGCATGTCACGTAACTTCTTAATGTGTTCTGCCGTTTCGATCTCTTCTGCTATCCGATCTGCATCAGCTTTATTCACAGGTTCAAAGTCATGATTAAAGCGGAACATGCTGGCGATACATGTTCTGCCTTTTCGGATGTAGTGAACTTTGTTGTGGGTAGAACGCAGGATTTTGCAGGGAGTGCCGTGGTGGTCGACGTACCAGGTGTTAGGAAAAATGATTCTGAACATTTTTACACCCCAGTTGGACGATGTTGAAATTTGCTGCTTTGAGGCCATCACAGTCCCCATTGTTTGTTCTTAAGTTCGATCTCCTCCTGGCAACTTGCACAAGTCCGACAACCCTGAACAGCCAGGCGTCTTCGCTCATCTATCGGATCGCCACACTCACAACAATGAGTTGCGGATACAGTCTGGTAGTTCAGACGACGCATTTTTATTGCTGTATTGCGCTGTAATTCTTCGATTTCTGATGCTGAATCAATGATGTCTGCCATCTTTCATTAATCCCTGAATTGTTGGTTAATACGCTTGAGGGTAAATGCGAATAATAAAAAAGGAGCCTGTAGCTCCCTGATGATTTTGCTTTTCATGTTCATCGTTCCTTAAAGACGCCGTTCAACATGCCGATCGCCAGGCTTAAATGAGTCGGTGTGAATCCCATCAGCGTTACCGTTTCGCGGTGCTTCTTTAGTACGCTACGGCAAATGTCATCGACGTTTTTATCCGGAAACTGCTGTCTGGCTTTTTTGATTTCAGAATTAGCCTGACGGGCAATGCTGCGAAGGGCGTTTTCTTGCTGAGGTGTCACTGAACAAGCCCCATGCCGGCAAGCATAAGCACACAGAATATGAAGCCCGCTGCCAGAAAAATGCATTCAGTGGTTGTCATACCTGGTCTCTCTCATCTGCTTCTGCTTTCGCCACCATCATTTCCAGCTTTTGTGAAAGGGATGTGGCTAACGTATGAAATTCTTCGTCTGTTTCTACTGGTATTGGCACAAACCTGACTCCAATTTGAGCAAGGCTATGTGCCATCTCAATACTCGTTCTTAACTCAACAGGAGATGCTTTGTGCATACCGCCTCCCGTTTATTATTTATCTTCTCAGCCAGCCGCTGTGCTTTCAGTGGATTTCTGATAACAGAAAGGCCGGGAAATACCCAGCCTCGCTTTGTAATGGAGTAGACGAAAGTGATCGCGCCTACCCGGATATTATCGCGAGGATGCTTCATCGCCATTGCTCCCCAAATACAAAACCAATTTCAGCCAGTGCCTCGTCCATTTTTTCGATGAACTCCGGCACCATCTCGTCAAAATTCGCCATGTACTTTTCATCCCGCTCAACCACGACATAATGCAGGCCTTCACGCTTCATGCGCGGGTCATAGTTGGCAAAGTACCAGGCATCTTTTCGCGTCACCCACATGCTGTACTGCACCTGGGCCATGTAAGCCGACTTTATGGCCTCGAAACCACCGAGCCGGAACTTCATGAAATCCCGGGAGGTAAACGGGCATTTCAGCTCAAGGCCATTGCCGTCACTGCATAAACCATCGGGAGAGCAGGCGGTGCGCATACTTTCGTCGCGATAGATGATCGGGGATTCAGTAACATTCACGCCGGAAGTGAACTCAAAGAGGGCTCTGGCGTCGTTCTCGTACTGTTTTCCCCAGGCCAGCGCCTTAGCGTTAACTTCCGGAGCCACACCGGTGCAAACCTCGGCAAGCAGGGTGTGGAAGTAGGACATTTTCATGTCAGGCCACTTCTTTCCTGAGCGGGGCTTTGCTATCACGTTGTGAACTTCTGAAGCGGTGATGACGCCGAGCCGTAATTTGTGCCATGCATCATCCCCCTGTTCGACAGCTCTCACATCGATCCCGGTACGCTGCAGGATAATGTCCGGTGTCATGCTGCCACCTTCTGCTCAGTGGCTTTCTGTTTCAGGAATCCAAGAGCTTTCACTGCTTCGGCCTGTGTCAGTTCTGACGATGCGCGAATGTCGCGGCGAAATATCTGGGAACAGAGCGGCAATAAGTCGTCATCCCATGTTTTATCCAGGGCGATCAGCAGAGTGTTAATCTCCTGCATGGTTTCATCGTTAACCGGAGTGATGTCGCGTTCCGGCTGACGTTCTGCAGTGTATGCGGTATTTTCGACAATGCGCTCGGCTTCATCCTTGTCATAGATACCAGCAAATCCGAAGGCCAGACGGGCACACTGAATCATGGCTTTATGACGTAACATCCGTTTGGGATGCGACTGCCACGGTCCGGTGATTTCTCTGCCTTCGCGGGTTTTGAATGGTTCGCGGCGGCATTCATCCATCCACTCGGTAACGCAGATCGGATGATTACGGTCCTTGCGGTAAATCCGGCATGTACATGATTCATTGTCCTGCTCAAAGTCCATGCCATCAAACTGCTGGTTTTCATTGATGATACGGGACCAGCCATCAACGCCCACCACCGGAACGATGCCGTTCTGCTTGTCAGGGAAGGCGTAAATTTCTTTCGTCCACGGATTAAGGCCGTACTGGTTGGCGACGATCAACAATGCGATGAACTGCGCATCGCTGGCATCACCTTTAAATGCCGTCTGGCGAAGAGTGGTGATCAGTTCCTGTGGGTCGACAGAATCCATGCCGACACGTTCAGCCAGCTTCCCAGCCAGCGTTGCGAGTGCTGTACTCATCCGTTTTATACCTCTGAATCAATATCAACCTGGTGGTGAGCAATGGTTTCAACCATGTACCGGATGTGTTCTGCCATGCGCTCCTGAAACTCAACATCGTCATCAAACGCACGGGTAATGGCTTTTTTGCTGGCCCCGTGGCGTTGCAAATGATCGATGCATAGCGATTCAAACAGGTGCTGGGGCAGGCCTTTTTCCATGTCGTCTGCCAGTTCTGCCTCTTTCTCTTCACGGGCGATCTGCTGGTAGTGACGCGCCCAGCTCTGAGCCTCAAGACGATCCTGAATGTAATAAGCGTTCATGGCTGAACTCCTGAAAATGGCTGTGAAAATATCGCCCGCGAAATGCCAGGCTGATTAGGAAAACAGGAAAGGGGATTAGCGATTCAGGCCGTTACCGCGTCCGTCGAGAAAAACTTCCACGAGCAAATCACGGGTATAAGTGCGCTCGATGCCGCGATGCAGATAAAGCCGTCCGCGTAAATTAGCTGATGCAGTCCAGGTACCATCTTTGTGTTTGACCAGCATTCCTGGCATGACCGCACCTCGATTAACGGTCTGCGTTCCGTAATGTTGATGAACCATAAAAACTCCTGCCCGTAAGCTGGGCTGCTGAACATATAGAGACTTCTGCGCGTATTCAGGCGGTGGATGGCCGCCGGTTGTCATAACTAAGTCGCCTCGTTGAAGCGACTGAGGTATGAAGTGTTGAGTTGATTTCAGCTGGTCACACCGACGTTCACGCGTCCGCTTCACCCCTCGCACTCCCCGGAGCCTGCTGAAATTCAAGCTGCGGATCTAAGCGGTCATCGCAACGGTGAAGTTATAAATTTTGTGATACCAACATCGATGCAATAGCATGACAATAGCAATGGCTATTGATGTAGTCAATAGCAATTAGTATTGATAATGTTTGATATACTTGTTCTGATTGATAATTAAATGAATTTTTATAAAAAAGAGTATGAAGACTTATTGGTGTGGCTGAAATTTGTACAGCTTTAATGTGCCTCGTGACAGAGGGGCATCGGGTTGTGGTGAGCTCGGTAGGTTGACAGCAAATTTAATCGAATATTGGTAGTCTGAGTTCTTATGTGTATTTTTTTAGTCAGTTGCTAAATGATACATAAATGACTTATTAGCCCCGCCATCGCTTTGTACGGGGCGTTTATTTAATTTATCTTTTCAACATTTCCATGAATCAACAAGTCGTAGGCAAGAAATAGTTTCCTATACTGGGTTTTTAAATTGTCAACGTCGCATGCCTTGAATTGAACAAACGCTTCTTTTTTAACATAATCTTCAATCTCCTCTTTGGGGATATTTTTTATGTTCTTAATGACTATAGACAATTCTTTGTACTTTTTGAACGTTGCATTCTTTATATCTTTGATGTTGGTGTAAATTTTATTTGCATTGATTTTATCTAAGGTGATTTTATTGAGCAAGTCGTCTAGTTTTCCGTGGCGTTCAATGCGTTGATTTAGTTTTAACACATATTTAGCTGGCAAACTTAACTCTTTCAAATTACATGAGGTTATAGTTTTTGAAAATGGAAGCTGTAATGAGTTTACTGAACCTAATATGAAATCTATGGCTAATTTATTAGATATTTCATTTTTATCAAATAAGTAGTCTTCAAGATAATTTATTTCTTTAACTTGTGTGAATACATACTTTTTATCGCCTAGAGCAACAACTAAATTTTTTCCTTGTTTAACACTTTCTTCAAGTCTGTCTAAGTCAGAAGGTGAAACCAATAGAGTATCTAAGTGCCCTTTTTCACCCTCATTAATGATAAGTGTTTTAATGGCTCTTTGATACCTTAAAACATCATAAGGTGAGAGCCCTTCATCAACAGCACTGATCTCATCATAGATCTGTTTATAGTTATCTGTTTTAACAGATGTATATGTAATTTGTAGCTGTTGATCGGTAATCTGTTTTGGTACTACTTCCTGTTCATTCTCTTTATATTCAATCAAAATTATTCTTTCAGCTGATTTTCGACCATCTTCTCTAGGTAGTTGTGAGGAAAAATCAGAAAGAAGTTTCTTTACATTCCTGTCAGTTAAAGAATATCCAAGAAAAACTATTGGATTTTTAATCATGTTAGATAGTATCTTGGCACTAATGAGTATAGATTTGTTGTCATATTTTTCGTAATCATCTTTATTTATGATTATTGAGTGTGGATCCTTTATATCACCATGGATTTTGTATAACTCACTCCATCCAATAGTATCTTCGAAAAAACCATTATTTCCAATATAGAGTTTTGGAGTTACATTTTGCTCTTGAAGTAAATTTTCTATGAAAGCATCATAATTTGTAGTGATGATTATCTTGGCCTTTTTTATTAATGTTTTAAATGATGCTAATTCATCAAGATTTACATCCTTTCTGATTGTGTTATTAGAAAATCTTTGGCATATAGCGTATTTAAATGGTGAAATATCTTCACTAAAAACCCTCTTGGCATCTAGTCCATTTAATTTTAATTTGCCAGTCCTAAACAATAGATTGTAATCATTTTCAATTTTACTTGCTGCCTCTGTATAAATCTTATGATCGATATCATTATCACTGTTATTTTTATGTGATTCTTTTATTGTTAAAAGATAACTATAGAAATCATTTGTGGGATTTGTTATTTTCCAATACTCGTTTAATAGCTCTTCCCACGTTGGGTAGTTCTCTAAATATCTTTTTGAAATGCCTGAGCCAATAAAGACTATTGGGTAATTTTTGAATTCAAAATTTTTTTTTGACATATCCATATACCTTAAGCTCTGCTTGAAACATCCATTCTATAAATTATGAGGATGTCAGCATGTCTCACCAAAACATCATCTGGTTATCTTGATGAAATCTGTCATTAATAATCTACCCATGTTTTCTATATGTCTGTGGCATGCTCCCAATAACTTTCCCAAATATAAATACCCGATTCATTTCGTCTTTTTCGATCGGGTCCCACGGTGAGTAGCTCTTGTTATCAGAGATAACCAGCAGCTTATCCTTCATCATTTGCAGGCGCTTTACATGGGCTGTGTCGTCGTACAGAAACGCATAGATACCATCACCGTCGAAAGATTTAACAGTGATATCAACGAACAGAAGATCACCTGGTTCGATCGTTCCTGACATGCTGTCACCGCGTACGTTAATGATGCGGATATTTTCTGCCTTCCTGCCATCGAACATGTGACGAGCATCGTCAAACGAGTACTCAACCGAGCGTAGGACTTCTACAAACTCACGGTTGATGACACCCGGCCCAGCACTGACTTCTATATCAAGAACGTCAATCTTAAAGTATTTGGAATGGTTGACAGCAGGCTTCCCTGATTGTTGACCGTCATTTCTCATCGGGCCTATGCCTGATGAGAGCCACTCTGTTCGAACACCCAATGCATTAGCTATTTCAACAATTTTTGTTGAGCCGCGTGCGTTGCCGCTTGTCAGTCTCCAGATTGTGGGTTGAGCTACGCCAGACGCCTTTGCAAGAGCGCCTTGAGACATTCCAGATTGTTCCATCGCTAGGTTTAAGCGATCAGCAAGAGTTTCTTTTTTCATAAGTTTTAATTTATACGCTTGCGTATTGATGGTCAAAACACGTTTTGCTATTGATTGGATTAATACGCATTGCTATTATCCATTCATTGTAATACCAATAGGAATTGATAATGACAAATCAAACCATTCAACTCGCAATCAGTATTACAGGTAGTCAAAAACGACTGGCAGATCTATGCGGTGTAGCCCAGCCCACTGTTTGGCGTTGGCTACACGGTGGCGGAATTGATGCCCGCTATGTAATGAAAATTGTCTCAGCCACTGGTGGAAAGATTAAACCAGCAGATATTCGTCCCGACCTTGCACCATTGTTTAACGCGAGTAATTCTGCCGCCTAAACTGCGGCGTTAACTGATAAGGCAATGCCTATGCAACCACTTACATACCAACAGACTAGCGGATTTAGCCCGACTGCGGTGATAAATCGTTCTCAAATAAAACAGGTGCCAGGCCACGAAAAAATCCGTGATGCCGTTCGCGCCTGGTCGGCTGCAGATAATCAGGATGTTGTTGCCGCACTCATTGTGAATGAGTATCGGGAGCAGGGCGGCGGCACCATCGATTTCCCTGATGATGTCAGCCGTGCACGCCAGAAGCTGTTCCGCTTCCTCGATAACAAATTCGATTCTGAAAAATACCGAAATAACGTGCGTGAACTGACCCCGGCAATTATGGCGGTACTACCGCTGGAATATCGCGGTTACCTGGTTGAGCAGGATAGCTTCATGGCTAGGTTGGCTGAAATGGAAAAGGAACTCAGTGAGGCAAAACAGGCTGTCATTCTCAACGCACCACGCCACCAGAAACTGAAGGAAATTAGTGAAGGTATTGTGTCGATGTTTCGTGTGGACCCAGATCTGGCTGGTCCATTGATGGCGATGGTTACTACCATGCTGGGGGCGATATGACAGGTTCAGAAATGGCGAAAGCCGGTCTGCTGGAACAGAACCGACTTTCAGGTGCAAATCGTAACACACTCATTGCGGGAGGAATTATGGCAAACACTGCTGAGATATTCAATTTTCCAGTGCCGGATGCGGCACAAAAGGAGCCGCGCGTGGCAGATCTCGATGATGGTTATACGCGCATTGCAAATGAGTTGCTGGAAGCTGTAATGCTGGCCGGATTAACACAGCACCAGCTTCTGGTCTTCCTGGCTGTCATGCGCAAAACATATGGCTTTAATAAAAAACTGGATTGGGTGAGCAACGAGCAACTTTCCGAGTTGACCGGGATATTGCCGCACAAGTGTTCTGCTGCAAAAAGTGCTCTGGTAAAGCGTGGGATTTTTATTCAGAGCGGGCGGAATATAGGCATTAATAATGTGGTCAGTGAATGGTCAACATTACCCGAATCAGGTAAGAAAAATAAAGTTTACCTGAAAGAGGTAAATTTACCTGAATCAGGTAAGAAAAGTTTACCCAAATCAGGTAAAGGCACTTACCCGAATCAGGTAAACACAAAAGACAAACTAACAAAAGACAATATAAAACCTTATTCGTCCGAGAATTCTGGCGAATACTCTGACCAGCCAGAAAACGACCTTCCTGTGGTGAAACCGGATGCTGCGATTCAGAGCGGCAGCAAGTGGGGGACAGCAGAAGACCTGACCGCCGCAGAGTGGATGTTTGACATGGTGAAGACCATCGCGCCATCAGCCAGAAAACCGAATTTTGCAGGGTGGGCTAACGATATCCGCCTGATGCGTGAGCGTGACGGGCGTAACCACCGCGATATGTGTGTACTGTTCCGCTGGGCATGCCAGGACAACTTCTGGTCCGGTAACGTGCTGAGTCCGGCCAAACTCCGCGACAAGTGGACCCAGCTCGAAATCAACCGAAACAAGCAACAGGCTGGCGTGACAGCCGGCAAACCAAAACTGGACCTGACAAACACTGACTGGATTTATGGGGTGGATTTATGAAAAACATCGCCGCACAGATGGTTAACTTTGACCGTGAGCAGATGCGTCGGATCGCCAACAACATGCCGGAACAGTACGACGAAAAGCCGCAGGTACAGCAGGTAGCGCAGATCATCAACGGTGTGTTCAGCCAGTTACTGGCAACTTTCCCGGCGAGCCTGGCTAACCGTGACCAGAATGAACTGAACGAAATCCGCCGCCAGTGGGTGCTGGCTTTCCGGGAAAACGGGATCACCACAATGGAACAGGTTAACGCTGGAATGCGCGTAGCCCGTCGGCAGAATCGACCATTCCTGCCATCACCCGGGCAGTTTGTCGCCTGGTGCCGGGAAGAAGCATCCGTTACCGCCGGGCTGCCAAACGCCAGCGAGCTGGTTGATATGGTTTACGAGTATTGCCGGAAGCGCGGGCTGTATCCGGATGCAGAGTCTTATCCGTGGAAATCAAACGCGCACTACTGGCTGGTTACCAACCTGTATCAGAACATGCGGGCCAATGCGCTGACTGACGCGGAATTACGGCGCAAGGCTGCCGATGAACTGACCTGTATGACAGCGCGAATTAACCGTGGTGAGACGATACCTGAACCAGTAAAACAACTTCCTGTTATGGGCGGTAGACCTCTAAATCGTGCACAGGCTCTGGCGAAGATCGCAGAAATCAAAGCGAAGTTCGGACTGAAAGGAGCAACTGTATGACGGGCAAAGAGGCAATTATTCATTATCTGGAGACGCACAAGAGCTTCTGTGCGCCGGACGTTGCTGCGACAACAGGTGTGACATTAACCAGCATAAATCAGGCTGCGGCAAAAATGGCGCGGGCAGGAATCCTGGTCATTGATGGTAAGGTCTGGCGAACGGTGTATTACCGGTTCGCTACCAGAGAAGAACGGGAAGGAAAGGTGAGCACGAATCTGATTTTTAAGGAGTGTCGTCAAAGTGCCGCGATGAAGCGGGTGTTGGCTTTATATGGAAGAGAGTAGGTATGAGCAATTATTGTTACTAATTTTAGTTTTACGACATTCGTGATAACTAAATAATTGATGTGTGGAACTGAATTATAAAGGGGATGATGTTTTGGGAAATAAAGAAAATATCGATTGTAAGCACACAAGAAGCTCATGCTATAAAAACAAGCAGATGAAAGATGTTATTTATATTACATTGCCTAAACTCACTGAAGAAGAAGTAGAGATTTTTAAGGGACCAATGCATAAAGCATTGCTTGCAGGGATAAATGTTACAAAAAAGGCAGTTTCTGATGCCCTGCTAAACAAAGGGATAAAAGTTGAATTTAAATAGAGTAATTCAGTGGCAACAATAGCACTCATTTGTGAGTGCTATTGAAATTTATTAGAAAATAATGTTTGCTATATCCGAGATAGCATTTAAAGAACCTCTGTGGTCACTTCCTGTTTTAGGTAAAATATAGGAATATCGAGGGTCTTCATTATATGTTAACTTCCAGTGTTTTCCATCGCTTGACGCACTGAAACCTAAGTCCTTTAAATTTCTTTGTGTTGCGCTATCCATGCTTCTGTAACCTGTTAAAGTCCTTTTAAGTAATTGGCGGCGACTCTCGGTTTCTTTATTGTATTCATTATTGGCAATTAGGGATGATAAGATATGGTAGCTTCTACCAAATTCATTTTTATTTTTTATGGCAGTTTTTAGTGCGTCAATAATTATATTTTTGATTTCTCCATCAAAAAAGTCAGTCTCTTCACCAGCATTAAGCGCAATGCTTCCTTGGGCTGAAGCTTGTGATTGAAGAGTGCGTACTCTGTGCTCTAAAGAGGAGATCTTATGCTTAAGATCTTCTATTTGGTCATCTTTCGCAACATTATCGGCTTCGTAAAGCGCCATCAGTTCGCGTGTGTATTCTCCTCTTTCTTTGAGTGAGTTAATAGAGTCTTTCGTTTTTCTGGTTTGTATCTCACTCCATCCACTATCTGAGACAGGAGCCATTGTAGTCGTAGCTCTTACAACATCATCAAATAACTCATCTTCAAATTCTTTTGCGGTTTTCTCACCACGGCGATAAAAACTGATATTTTGACCCCGTGGCCAATAGATACCAACAGCACCAGCATAGGCATTTTTAGCATTTGTCTCATTTTTTAGCTTAATAGAAAATAGTCTATTGCTAGGCTCAATTAATACATGTGCTAATCCGCATACCTTTCTTGCAAGGCGTTCTGGGATGATATTGTGAGCATGTTCATTAAAAAAATACTTGGAGCTAACGTATATTATTGGTAGTCTGTTGTCAGTTTCACCATTTATAACTTTAGCTGCTATATTTAAATGTTCATCAGTATCATCTAAGGAATGAGGTTCGACTGACACCTTGAAAATATCATCAAGACCACCAGGAAATTTATCAATCAATCTCATAACAACTAATGGTTTCTTAGGTTGCGGGGCTAGATAAGCTGCATCTTGGCTTACAACGCTAGATTCCACCTGAATCCACATGGTATCAGTTTTGAGATTTTTATTAATTGAAATATCTGTTACCCATTTGTGTGGCTCAGATATTTTCGAATACCTAAAACAGCCTAAACTAGTATCTTTGTTTTTATAAGTTATTATATCAATTCTTTCATTTTTAGACTCTATGAAGTACTCCTCGCTTTTATAATCACATACTAATTGTGCTGGAATAAAAGTTGTATGTGGTGAGTCGTTTACCCAAGAAAAACATTCATTAAAGATCTCAGCTAGAGATGTGGAGTTTGAAACATAAAAACCAGTTGAGAAATATTTCATGAAATTTCCTTATTAAAAATGAGATTAATCTCATTGGCTATGATAATTGTTACCCTCCTTTGGATCTAGTGTTCATTTGACATAAGAACCTATTGATTCATCATAATCAACTCGCCATAATCATGTCATCGGAGCCTGAACAACTCCGGTGACTTCTGCGCTAAACGGGGACGTTTATGCGCACATACAATCCAAATTATCTTCTCCCTTCACAGATGTAGAAATGCACCTGCGGTTTTTTATATTCGGTGTTTGGCCTCGGCAGTATAGAGCTGGGAATCTCTGTTCGTCTGGCGGCTAAAGGCGATATGGAAATCGTGATGTCTTGGCCTAAAGTAGTTGCAACAGTTGTAGCAGCTATGGCTGTGATCATCATGGTGTCCATTTACTGGGGTTGACGATATGATTTATCTGGGGATATATTCTTACGCGTTGCCGCAAAATCGGCACACGGGATTGGCGTCCCGGAATACTACTCAACGCATGCCGCGTTAAGCGGTTTTTTTATGCGCTAAGCACGGCTACGTCCAAATTATGGTGGGCTGTGTGAGGGCTTCTTCGGGAGCGCCGGGTTTGAGTAGCCGGTTACGCCAACCTTGCACAGTTCACCACCAGTCGATTGGCGTCGTTGGTGGTGATGGTTAACCTGATGAGGTGATACTATGACTACTCAATTAGCATTCCACAAAACGACGTTTACCCCGATTTGCCACAATAACAGAATTTGGCTTACTGCCACTGAAGTTGGTTTAGCTCTGGAATATGCGGACGATAAAGCAGTTCAGCGTATTTACTCTCGTCACTCAGATGAATTTACAGATATGATGACAAGGGTGGTCAAAGTGACCACCCCTCGTGGAATGCAGGAGTCTCGAGTATTTAGCCTTCGCGGAGCCCATCTGATCGCCATGTTTGCTCGTACTCCTGTGGCCAAAGAATTCCGCCGCTGGGTGCTGGATATTCTCGATCGAGAAATTCAACAATCCCCAATCACAAAACAATTCACTGATAACGAACTTTGCACACTTGCTTGGTTATGGCGGGCAAGTGACACAATGTTAACCGCTTGCCAAAACGTCACTCCGCTTCTTCAGGTAGCAGAACACCGCGAAGCCGGTCGCTTCACTTCAATCGAACAAGAATATCCCCGGATACTCAATAAGGCACAGGCAATCCTTGCCAGAGAAACGGCACATGTAAAATTCCGGCCGTGGCAGGATGATAAGTGGAGTCGAGTATTGACGCATTTACGTTCTGAACGGCTGTAATAAAGTTGCGGGAGAGAAATGCCGCTAGTATTTTGTAATTAATTGAATTCTGACGGTTTAATGAGAAGTCAAGAACACTACTTGTACTATAATCGTTCGATGTTAGTGAGGGTTTGATGCAAAAAATGAAGTGATTGACCCTAAATTTGCGCGATCAGCGACAGATTGTACACCGAGATCCTGTGGGCTGGAATTTGCAGAGAAATACCGAAAATGATATCCAATATTGTTTTCAGTTCCTACATCATACCTGATAAGGGTATAATCATAAAAATCAGGATAATTCAAGTTATAATTGTATGAATAAAAACGACCTTGAAGCATTATCTGACACTAGGCTTAATGAGGCCAAATGCTTGCTTGATCATGGCTTTTTTCATGGTGCATATTATCTTTGTGGGTATGCAGTTGAATGTGCATTGAAGGCCTGTATTGCCAAGTCATTTTTACAACATGAGTTTCCAAACAAAAAAGTCGTAAATGATTCATATACTCATGATTTGTCGCAACTTCTCAAAATTGCCAACTTACATCAAATTTTGATTGCTGACGCAAAAAATGATGTTTCGTTGGAGATTAACTGGTCGGTCGTTAAAGACTGGAGCGAGCAATTTAGATACGACAATAACATAAGTAAAGCTATGGCCGAACAATTGTTTGATGCTGTAGGTGACCAAAATTCTGGAGTTTTGAAATGGGTAAAAGCACACTGGTAATCGGCAGAGAGTTGACAAAAGATATGGAATTCTCAGGTCAATTTTTGTTAAAAAAACTCAAGTTACAGAATTTAACTATTGATGCTGCAATGTGGTTTTATTACCCAGATCTATCTTGGAGATATATTTTAGTTATCAGTGACTTCTCAGAACGTGGACCGGCAGAAATATATAGAAAAATCAGTGAGATAAATAGAAATAGCATATCAAAAAAGTATAAGCCGATACCATTAGAAGCAATTGAGGCTAAGGGGGATTCAGCTTTTATTTATAAAATGTTAAAAGGATTTGCTAGAGTCAACGATGGTAAAGTTCGCGTTTCTAATTCTATGGTAAATGGTTTAGAAATCGTTGACTGTCTGATCTATGAGTTAAAATAAGAAATCTCTTGCTGGGTATCATTATTGTTTAAATGACTTTTGATTTTCAATAATCAACTTGTCATAATTAAGTCACCGGAGTTTGAACTCCTCCGGTGACTTCTGCGCTAAACGGGGACGTTTATGCGCACATACAATCCAAACTCTCTTCTCCCTTCACAGATGCAGAAATGCACCTGCAATTCTTTGCATCTAGCGTTTGACCTCTGCGGAGGTGAAGCGTGAACCTCCCACAAGACGGCATCAAATTACATCGCGGCAACTTCACCGCTATCGGCCAGCAGATCCAGCCTTATCTGGAGGAAGGCAAATGCTTTCGCATGGTGCTTAAACCGTGGCGTGAGAAACGCAGTCTTTCCCAGAATGCACTCAGCCACATGTGGTACAGCGAAATCAGTGAATACCTCATCAGCAGGGGTAAAACGTTCGCCACTCCAGCTTGGGTAAAAGATGCTCTCAAACACACATATCTCGGTTATGAAACCAAAGACCTGGTTGATGTCGTAACCGGTGATATCACCACTATCCAGTCGTTACGCCATACCTCCGATCTTGATACCGGAGAGATGTATGTCTTCCTGTGTAAGGTTGAAGCCTGGGCG